GAAGACTCAAAAGACCCAAATCATCTCATATTAAAATATTGAGACAGACAAGGCCAGTCTGCGGTCCACGTTCTTTTCCGAACGAAAACCGTGTTGTGGGCTCTGAAACGAGTATTGCCTCCCGGCAAATCGTCAGAGCGGTGAGCCACATCTCTCCCGAGATGTAGGTGTAACAGCTTCTCTAAAAAATAAGCTGCGTCATCTTCCAAGCTTTTTGTCTTTTTAGGAATGAGGATATCAACAACCCACCCGTATCCGTATTGGGAAACGGACGGAGTGGCAACATCCCAAGGCACCACGAGCCCCTGATCACCAAAGTGACCAGGAACGTAAGGTACTTTTTCTCTAAAACATTTATTGCGCAAGTTTAGGATCACAGAGCATAAACGTGAGAGGCCCCAACAACCGAAGTGAACCCAGTAAGACCGGGTGATCTGGTTATGAAGCTTCACGCAACTCTGCAAGTCCGACATAGACGACCTTAAGTAAAAAGGACATATACGCACGCCATTCCAGAAATGAAAACCGCAGCTTTCGCGATAGTAACCGCAAAAGTAGGTCTTCGACTGGTTTATCGAGAACCCGCAAGTCGAAAAAACACTCAATAGAGTGTCCTTATATCGACTCGGAGCAACAAGGTCATCCCCATAAATACTAACATCGCCGTAATTGGCGTCATCAGGAGGAACAACAGATTTGGCAATAGCGTAAAAAATCAACGATTCAAGTTCAAAAGTGAACCCGTTTCCCATGCTTGAGAATTTTTCAAGTTGGACGAACGAACCGTTAATCATCCCCCGCTCACATCTCAATTTGCAAAGCAATTTGAACCAACGATCGGGAAGAAGGAACTCAACTAAGCCGTAAGCGATGGAATCGCTGGCTGCTGAGAAATCTACCGTCGCGAGATCGCTAGATAAACTAGCTTTCAAGCATAAACGCTGGTTACGGCCTTGATCATCGAGATCAACATTATAACGCTTTAACCTTTTACGTATCATACTACCTACACCTTTCTGAAAAAAGAGATTCAGAGAAGGCTCAACAGCAATCAATCTATTAGTTTTGGCGTTCTTCGGGACTGTAATAATCTTACTACCTTCGAATATTCTGAATTTCGGTGCCCAATTTGGAAATTGGGCAGAGAACCAGGTTTTTAAGAAGCTGTAAGATGCCAGGGTAACTTCAGATTCACATCTGAATTTATTTGCGAACGTGGAATCTCTTCTAGGTATGCGAAGAGTTGAACCAGGTCCCCAGCTGCAAAGGTCAAGGAACTCATCAGCAGTAAAGTCACCTAAAATCTGTTCGATTTTTCTACGGGCGCGCAAAAGCACGTCGTAGTGAGGGAGAAATTCTCCACTCAAGAACAGATCGTTGACAACTCTACACCGTGACTCTGACTCAAGAAAAGACCTTTCGCAAGGTTCATCTAAGTCGATACCTGTTGGAAGATCTGCGTGTTTGCGCAAAAACTCCGTAGCAAGTAAAGAATCACGAGCAGTCGCGAAATCGTTATAATCAAAGGGATTAAACCCAAGATTTACGATCTGCTGAAACTCGCCATAACGAAATAAAATCGCAACGGCAAGTGACCTCGAAGAATCGAGAGCTTGAAGAGTACTCAGAATCAAGTCTGACTCATAACCGGATATCTTATGATTATCCATAAACTAACCCTTTAAAAAGAGAGAGGTATATCAACGAACGAAACACGAGGTGAAATCACCACCGTGCATATATCCGCAGATGACAAAGGAAAGGCTTACTAAGAGAAGGATTATGTCCCGTCTGTTCATATAAATACCTACTAAGCAGAGAAAAATAAAACTGCACTTTAAAAAGCGCAGCAACTCTGGCTAATAAACACCTTGATTGGAGTTTACAGCATTGATGACCACGTTATCAGATAGCATATTCCGTGCGTAAGCACGAATATCAGCCTTCTGTGCGGCGGTAGCAGTCTTCGGAATAGAAAAGGAAATATCCGCATAAAGCTCATCAATCTTCTTTGTCGTATATACCGGGTCCATGATCGGGATTGAAACCCGAACGCGTATCCTGGTACGAGTAGTCTTGGCGCTAGGAATCTTTATCGAGAACGTCATTGGAATAGACGCATCGAAAGAGGCTCCAGCCTTTAACCAAGTTGCAACGTTGGTCTGGTAATTTACTCCAGAAACAACGAAAGTCTGATTTGCCGCTGCACCATCTGCGATGGTTAGGTCTGCAAGTTGTGTCATAGGGATTTCCT